AGAGATGGATTTGCAGTCTTCTTTTTTACAACAAAAATGTAGAAAAATGTAGCAAATATGTAACATTTTTTTAAGGGGTTCTTAAATTTGCACGGATTTTATAAAAGGTTGTGGTTGACAAGAAAATACCGACAAAGCTGTCAACCATGCGGTTTTTCGGTGTGAGAATGCAACGAGATACAATTAAAAACGAATATATATAACGTTATCGTTTACAACACGTTTACAACAAATCCACCTTTATTTTTTCAATCTCTGTTCGGAGGTCGCTCAATTCCCGATGCCCGTATTTTTTATTCGTTATGTCCTTAAAGGAATGTCCGAGCATTCTCTTTCTATCATTTTCCCTTACGCCGTATTTTTCACATAATGCCGAGAATGTGTGCCGGCAATCGTGCGGAGTGTGCTTTTCGATTCCGAGCTGTTTGAGCGTATTGTACATTTGCGTCCTAAATCTATGTGGCTCAATCTCTATTAATCTGCCACACTGCTTCATTCGACGTTTCACAAGCGGAAGAATAGCAGAATGAATCGGCACAACTCTATCTTTCCCCGCAACGGTTTTAACGCCACCTCGGAAATACTTGTCTTTTAGATTTACTTCTATCGTCTCGTAAGCTGAAATACGGAATCCTGAGTAGCACATGATCAGTAAGAACTCAACGACTTCATCGTCTTTGTGCTGCCATAACACGCTCAAGTCTTTTGCGGAAAACGGAACTCCACTTTCATCGTCATCCTCTTTCTCGATGGTAACAAATTGTGAGTAGTCTTTTTCACAAATATCATTAGCAAGAGCGTAACGGTACATCTGATGATACAAAGTTACGATTAATTCGAGGGAGGAGTGTTTTAATTCGCATCCATCTACAATTTCCTGTAGGTCGTTTTTAGTCAAAGATGTAAATTCTCTGTCGTGTAGTAATGCACAATTCTTGTAAGCGGCTATCATACTGTATTCCATGCTCTTTTTCTTTCCGCTGTGCCCGTATTCTTCCTTAAATTTGTCTAAATAGTATTCTTTAAAGATTTCCTCGAATGTCTTTTCTTTCTCTCGTCGTTCCTCAATCCCTTGCATCAGATTGTAATTTGCGAGGAGATTCTGTATAAACTTGTCTGCGTTTTGCTTATTATTTATCTCCGCAAAATCCTTTTCCATTCCTTGCGTGTACGTTCCGGCTCTGTATGCAGTCAATACTGCAAATCCTGTTGTCCAGTCAGGAACGTAGCAGAGTGCTTTCTGTGGCTTCATCTGTCCATTAGGGTATTCTTCTGTTGCTGGAGGATAAACACCATAGGGATTGCGCCTGTTAGAGCCTAAATAGCGAATCTGCCCGTAGCCGTTTGGGAGTTTTGGATATTTCTTTCTTTTTGCCATATAATCATCTCCTTATATTAAATTTGGGTATAAAAATAACAGCCATCGAAAATATGTTCCGATTGCACGGCTGTCGTGAAGATGATACAATATATTTGTTCAGAATTACTGTACATCTTCGGGTGCATATAAGCCGTTCGGTATTGCGAGTACCGGGCGGTTTTTATTTTATTAACTATTCAAGATTTTGAATAGCGTAATCGGCTTCTTCAGCTGTAAATTTCTCTCCGTGTTCGGAAGTTAACTGATCGCGGATGGCATCAGGAGACATTGCCATTGCATCCTGATAAGATTTTGCTTTCTCTAATGCGTTCGCGTTCCAGTCTGCTTCGACATTATCGACAGCGTATTGAGCTTCTTCTGCCGTAAACTTCTCGCCATTTTCGGAAATGAGCTGATCATAAATTCCGGCTTTAGACATATGCATCTGTTCGCTATAATCTTTCGCTTTTTCCAGTGCGTTTGCGTTCCAGTCTGCCTCGATGTTATCGATCGCATATTGTGCAGCTTCTGCGGAAAACTTTTCTCCATACTCGGATGTCAGTTGATCGTATACAGACTGTTTTGACATGTGCAGTGTTTTAGCGTAGGAGTTCGCCTTTCTCAATGCTGATTTGTATTCTGTTGGAATATTGTCGTCTTCGGATGGGGTTTCTTCGGTAGCCTTATCTTTGCTATCGGTAGTTTGATTTTTCGAAGTTGAAGAATCATTTTGCGAAGCAGTCTTTTTGTTTTCGTCGTCTCCTCCACCGAGCGCGGAACCAATTACAGCAATAACGATAATTGCGATAATGATCCATTTCAGCTTTCCACCCTGTTTCTTACCGCAACTAGGGCAGAATTTAGCTCCTTTTGCAAGTTCTGTCTTGCAGTGCTTACATTTGTTTGTTTTCATTTTGTTTTTCCTCTCTTTCTCTTTAGAATCTTACATCTTTAGGGTAACCGGCCCTTTATATAAACGCCGTAGCGGTTATATCATTTCCAGTATTTACCTGTAGTTTTCTCGCAGTGTGAATTGTAAAATTATAGGCATGAGAATACTACTTGATAAAATAATGCTTGAAAAAAACTTAACTGTACAACAAGTATCCATAAAAACCAAAATACCAAAAACAACTATAATAGATATTAAAAATGGTCGTTCTAGTCCTAGAATGGACACAATGGAGAAATTAGCAATAGGTCTTAATGTTCAAATAATAGACCTGTTTGATTCTCCTTATAAATAAGTGGTCGAGATCTCGACCAAATCCCCAAAACCGCGTTAGATTTCCGTTAGTCATGTGTATATATAGTAAAAGGGCAAATAAGAAAACCTTTTAAGAACGAATGTTCGAAAAACCTATTGAAATACATAAAAAAATGTAGTAATATTCTATTAAGGAATTTCGAACGTGCGTTCAATACACGAACACGGGAGGGGTACACATGAATGATGCAGATTGCAAAAAGCAAAATAACATCAAAATTATTGTTGAATTATTAGAAAAGTCACAACCTGAAAAGGTTGCAGAGATTCTTGAATTTGTTAAAAGTTATCTCGCCTAATAATTCATGAAAAAGAGTCAGATTACTGGCTCTTTTTTAAATTGTCTATATACTGTAAAGCTATCTTTTCCAATGTTGCTTTACTTGTGTCATCTAACTGTTCATACGTAACAATTAGTGTCTGTATCGCGGTAGCGATTGCAGAATCCTTGTTTTTTAGTAACAAGGCTGTATATTTCATCAATTTCTGCTGTTCGGTTAATTGCTCAAACATCTCACCTTCGCCAGTGCGAAGCCAGTTCTCGTTTACATTAAACTCTTTACATAGAAGAGATAAGACAGCGTCAATTGGTTCATTACGACCTAATTCGTACTGCGCCACGGTATTTCCTTTGATTCCAAGCCGTTCTCCGAATTTCTGTTGCGTCAAGTCTAAGTGCTTTCGCAATTTCTTAATACGTTCTCCAATGCTCACTTAGTATCACCTCGCTTTCTATTTCATATTATACATTTTAAAATTATTTTCGTCAAGCAAAAAACTTCACAAAAACAAAAAACTTCGCAAAAACACAAAAAATGTATTGACAAACTTGTTTTTGAGAATTATAATATTCACAGAAACACAAACAGGAGGTGAAGAAAATGTTAGGACTTGAAGAGAAGAAACAACAGGAAATTAAACACATGGTAACAATTTTGGAACAAATTGATTTGCCTGATATTTTGCTCCTTGCAAGAGATGCAAATACGCTTTTACTCAGGCAACAAGAGGTGGAATCTTTAAATAAGAAAGCAGGATAAGGAGGATAAATGAACAGATTAGAACAGAAGTTAGACAGCCGAGAAGTGGCTGAAATGGTAGGAAAAGAACATAATAAATTGCTTAGAGATATTAGAAGTTATATCGAGCAATTAGGAGAGTCCAAAATTGGACACACCGATTTCTTTACAGAATTTACATACAAAACAGAGCAGAATAAGACGATGCCTTGCTATCTTGTAACAAAGAAAGGCTGCGAATTTATCGCCCACAAACTTACAGGGGTTAAAGGTACAGAGTTTACGGCAAAATACATCAATCGTTTTCATGAAATGGAAAATATTATCAAAGAACACGTTCCACAAGGAAAAGAATTACTTGCTTTAGCGGTATTGGAAGCGCAGAAGACGATTGACAGCCTAAAAGGCAGATGTGAGTTCCTTGGTGGACAAGTTGTGGAACAGCAGAAGCTAATCGAGGAAATGGAACCGAAAGCAAATTACGTTGACCATATTCTGGAATCGAAATCACTGGTGGCAACAACGCAGATTGCAAAAGACTACGGAATGTCTGCAATCCGGTTCAATCAGATTCTAAACAGTTTGAAAATTCAGTACAAGGTTAATAAACAGTGGGTTCTTTATTCCAAATATCAAAACTGTGGTTATGTACATAGTAAAACCATTGATATTACAAGAAGCAATGGAGACCCAGATGTGACAATGCAAACACAGTGGACGCAGAAAGGGCGGCTCTTCTTGTATGAGGAACTTAAGAAAAATGATATTTATCCGGTGATTGAGCAGGATGTAGCGTAAAGGAGGAAAATATGGAACAAAAAATTATGGAAGTGAATTGTGATGTCTCAGCGTTGGAAGAATTAAGTGGATATACCATTCAAGAGGTAATTGGATGTTGCGATGCATCTGGAGAAGGCTTTTTGTTGAAAGCATATAAAGTTGTTAGCGGTGTAAGAGTATACAGGGATTTTAGAAGAGAAGATGGGGAGTATTTTGTCAGCGAAGAATACATTCCGGAGTCTAAAAAAAGAAAAATTACTTCGGAGTAAGCATTGAGTATTTCTTAGAATAGGAGGCGGAGAGATGATAGCGTTCTTTATTACAACGACAATTATATGCGGGATTGGGTGGCTTACGAGGTATGTTTCATGCACGGCGTTGATTTATTACATTAAGAAAAAAGGGTACGAGCTTCCGAATGATGAAGAATTGAAAGAATGTACCCAATATGTTGTAAAACACTTGCTTAAATAGAAAACCCAAAATGAGCTTTTATTAGTTCGGTAACAACAGATGATGCAATTTGAGTTAAAGCAGACATGGATGTGACACCTATTTTAGTTGCAACGGATTTTACTCCATTCCAAACAGTATCTTCATGGATTTCTGATAAAAATTCATGCCCTAATATTGTGATATCTGTTATGGAATGTACGATAGGCATATTTGAACTATCGTATTGAATAAAATTCCCATCAATCATATGTGCTTCGTATAACTTTATACAAGCGTAAGATAGAGTGTATTCATCATACTTTACTAAAGAAGTTTTTATAGAAGCAAATGGCACGGTTTCATTATAGGATGCTTCTTCTAAAAAAAGCAAAATGTCACGACAACAATCATAATTTAATTTCATATTAGCAGTTCTCCTTTCGTGATACTCGGTGCTTCAACACCTGTATCTACAGTATAGGAGATGACAAAGCAAAATACAAGTTAGGAGGTGATAAGCATGAGCGAAATCATACAAGCACCGGCAATTGCGAAGATAATCGGGTGTAGCGTAAATCGAGTCCGTTACAATATCAAACACGGATATTGGAAGTTTGCAAGAGTTACAAAGACAGGACAAGCTAAACATCGCTACGAATCTACGATAACGGAAGTAGCAAGATATATCGGTATTAGTAGGGAAGAGGCGATAAAACGATTAGAAGGAGGTGATACATAGTGAACTGGAACAGAAGAAAAGCACTCCCTGATTGGGAGAAGCGGAGAATCCGCAACAGACATGAGAAATATTTGCGTAAGGAAAAGAGATCAGCTTGCGTAATGGCTCTTTTGGTACTGGCGATAATTGTCGTCGGGATTGTAGGGCAGATAATTTTGGGAGGTGTGTAAATGAACGAGATTAAGGTGATGCAGTTTGAGCGGTCGGATGTCTTGCGACAGAGAAGACTGGAAAACCAGTTATTTAAGAAAGAAATCCGCGACGAGATAATTTTTCGGCGGGTGATGATCGGCGCATGCATGGTCGGCTTGACTATCATCGGCTTTGTAGTAGGGCAAATTGTAGCAGCATCGATGTTGCTACCATAGAAAAAGCGCCCTTAAAAGGTCGGCAAACCTTCGGGCGCTAGTCCAAAAACACAATTAAATTGTAGAGGATTTTGGAGGGAAAGTCAAATGAAAAAATTTGAGTTAACAAGTAAATTTATAACTAATATTTTTGGAACAAAATTATTTCGCATTAAGGCACTTGTGGAATTTGGAAATGTGAAAGCCGGTGAACTTGGCGGTTACATCGAAAAAGAGGAAAATCTAAGTCAGTATGGTAATGCTTGGGTGTGCGACGATGCTCGGGTGTATGGAGATGCTTGGGTGTGTGGCAATGCTTGGGTGTGTGACGATGCTGAGGTGTGTGGCAATGCTTGGGTGTATGGAGATGCTCGGGTGTATGGCAATGCTCGGGTGTGTGGAGATGCTCGGGTGTATGGCAATGCTCGGGTGTGTGACGATGCTGAGGTGTGTGGCAATGCTTGGGTGTATGGAGATGCTTGGGTGTATGGAGATGCTTGGGTGTGTGGCAATGCTTGGGTGTATGGAGATGCTTGGGTGTGTGGCAATGCTTGGGTGTATGGAGATGATGATTTTGCAACAGTACATGTCTTTGGCTCAGAACATAGAACAACAACCTTTTTCAGATTAAAAGATGGAAACATAGGTGTAAGATGTGGCTGTTTTTATGGAAATTTATCAGAATTCCGTAAAAAGGTAGTAGAGACACATGGGGAAACGAAAAAGGCAAAGGAATACTTAATGATTGCCGATCTGATGGAATTTAGATTTTCGGATAACTCATAAACAGAAGAGAGGAAAAGTCAATGAATTTGAGACAATGGGTATTAAAACAGTCTGCCATATACAAAGAAATGATAGAATACGAAGATTTTAACGATGAAATTAAAATATGCACTGGAGTAACAAGCGGTGTGCATGTGTACGAAGGCTTGGAAGATATGGCGATAGCGGTAGGAGCTGATCTATACATAAACCGTTTGGGGCGCGTTGCTTTTAAGTATAACAATGTTGAGTTTTTCCAGCTGGGTTAGGAGGTGCATAGATGGGAAAATATAAGTTCAATGATGATATCCCGGCAGAAGAGGCAGTTGCATTGATTCGTGCGGTAGAGAGATATGCAAATGCACGTTGTGAAACCGGTAAAATAAATATAAGTGAGGTTTTCGCAATTTTAGGAATAGAGGAAGTGGAGGAGAAAACGGTGAAAAATAAGAAGGCGAAAGAATTAGTTGTTGGAGATGTGATTCGTATCGAATACGGAGATTATGACAATTTCGTAAATTTCGAAGTTGACCAAGTTGTTAATAAAGGAAATAAAACAGAGGTAAAGTGCCATAAGGGCAGAGTTGAAAATATTTTTTGCTTTGATGCAGAACAGGAAATGGAGTGCGTGTAATGAGTGATGGAAAGATACATATTCCAGCAAGACAGAAAAATACAACAACAAAACAGGAAGTAGTTCGTGTGTCGGCTGATGCATATAACGCATTAGTTGAAATTTACAACGAATCTACGCTGTCAATGAAAGAGTTGGCAAGTATTTTGATTTTGGAAAGCGCAAAGAGAGTAGTGTACGACAAGGAGGAATAAAATGAATATTTTTGAAAAAATGAGCGCAATCACCGAGGAAATTACGGCGGTTGCAAAAAACCTAAATGTTGGATGGGGGCAGAGCTCTTACAAGGCGGTTGGAGAGGCGGATGTCTTAGCAGCTGTTAAACCAATCGAGGTGAAGCATGGGGTTTACAGTTATCCAGTTAGCAGGCAGGTTATAGATTCATCTGTGATTGAATCGGTAGACGCTAAAGGAAAAGAAAAAAAGCAGATTTTTATGCGCGTTGAGACAGTGTACAGATTCGTAAATGTGGAAAAGCCGGGGGAATACATCGACATCACAACGTATGGCGATGGAGTGGATGCACAAGACAAGGCCCCTGGAAAGGCCATGACTTACGCAGATAAGTACGCATTGCTCAAAGCGTACAAGATTATCACGGGTGATGACCCTGATCAGAATTATAGTAGCGAGCTTAAAAACAAAGAAACAAAAGCAGCGAAGACTACAAAACCCAAAACCACGCAAGATAATCCAGCAGATGTGATTAAACTCGCCGAACAGATTGCATTAAAATCTAGATGCGATGAGGATGGCGTAGATAAGGAGAAACTTCTTAATTTGTATGGATTAAAGAGCTTTGAAGAGATGAAATATAAGCACTACGATAACATCATTAAAAACTGGTATGGAGTTAAAGCAAAATGTGGAGGTGGTAAGTAATGAACAGTGTAAATTTAACAGGAAGATTAACGAAAGAACCTGAGGTTAGATATACAGATGGCGGATTGTCAATCGCAAGATTTTCAATCGCGGTTGACAGAAGATTTAAGAAGGACGGGGAGCAGACTGCAGATTTCCCTAATATTGTGGCTTTTGGCAAGACTGCAGAATTTGTCGAGAAGTATTTCAGAAAGGGAATGAAGATTGAAATAAGCGGGAGGATACAGACAGGCTCATACGAAAAAGAGGACGGTACAAAAGTGTATACGACAGATGTTGTTGCAGAACAGGTTGGATTTTGCGAAAGTAAAAATTCTTCTAATAGCCAAAATAACGACCTTCCGTCATTTGATGGATTTGAAAATATTCCGGATGATATTGACGAAGATATGCCGTTCAGCTAGGAGTGATTTTTTTGACTATACAAATTGACAGCAGGGAAAAAGCGAGAGCGATTACAAAAATCGTGGAAACTTTTGACAAGCATGAAATTAAGCATCCAGTGTCTAAGCTCATGGTCGGAGATTACATGAACTACGACAACCCAAGAATTATCGTCGATAGAAAACAGAACCTTACCGAATTATGCTCGAACGTCTGCCAAGACCACGACAGATTCCGGAGAGAGTTAATCAGGGCGAACGAAAATGATATCCGAATTATATTCTTAGTAGAACACGGAAAAGGGATTGAAACGCTTGAAGATGTGATTTTTTGGGAAAATCCGCGAGGAACAAAGCGAAGGAAAAACGAGAAAACCGGCAAGTGGGAGTCGATTAAAACAAAGGCGACAACAGGAGAAATATTGTACAAGATACTGAATACACTTGAGCGAAAGTATAATTGCGAATTTTTGTTTTGCGACAAGAAAGATACTGGGAAAAAAATTATCGAAATATTGGGCGGTATAAATGACTAAAGAGGAAATTAAAAGCACGTACAGCATGCGTGAAATCGTGGAGAAATACGGACTACGTCCTAATAGAGCCGGATTTATCCGATGCCCTTTTCACGAGGGCGATCGTGATGCATCAATGAAAATTTATCAAGACAGTTACCATTGTTTCGGATGCGGAGAGAACGGGGATATATTTACATTTATTCAAAGAATGGATAACTGCGATTTTAAGACAGCATTTTACAGTCTTGGCGGAACCTACAAAAAACCGACATTTCGATCAAAATTATCTGTTTACAGATTAAAAAAACAGGAAGAACAGCGAAAAAAAGAAGAAATAAAGCTAAAAAGAAAAAAGGAACTGAACAATATATTGATTGATATTTACAGAGATTGGATGAAGAAATCCGAGCCATTCAGCGATGTGTGGTGTGATTGTTCCAATGCTTTGACAAAGCAATTATATGTTCACGAAGTCCTGAATGAAAAGAGGTGAGAAAGTGAAAGAAATTAAAGATATGAGCGCAGACGATGTTCTGTCAGATGAAGTATTTGAAAATCTGTACTCTATTGAAGATCCAATTACTCGTTCTAGGACGAAAATACAGTTAAGACAGCGAGCGAAAAAATGTGGTGTAGTTTCAGATTTTGACGAACTGATCAAGGGATACAATCAAGCAGATCGAGAAATGAAAAAACTTGAAAAGGAATCGAAACCGATTTGTACATTAGAAAACTACACGAACTTCGCCGGTCCTTACGAAAAGATGTATTGTGGCGGATGGATCGCAGAAGATAATGGGATTTTTGCTCAAACGTCAGGAGCACTAGAAGAGGTGGCTTGTTATCATCCAATACTTCCAATAGAGCGACTAAAGAATCTTGAAACTGGGGAAGAGCAGCTTAAATTAGCTTACAAAAGGAATAATCGTTGGAATGAAATTATTGTACCTAAAATCATAGTAACGTCTGCAAGCAAGATTGTTGCACTGTCCGGAAAAGGAATTGCAGTAACGTCTGAAAATGCAAAACTGCTAGTGAAATACTTGGCAGATGTAGAAAACGGAAACGATGATTACATAGACGTTCAGTATTCTACCAGTAAGCTTGGGTGGAATGGAAATCAATTCATTCCCTACGATACAGAGATTCTTTTTGATGGAGATACAAGGTTCAAGCAGACATTCGAAAGCGTTTCAGAATGTGGGGATTTTGAAATTTGGCTAGATCACATGAGAGAACTTCGCAAAAAAGGACGTATAGAAACAAAATTTCTACTTTCCGCATCTTTCTCAAGCGTTCTTGTTCATTTACTCGGTGGACTTCCCTTTTTTGTAGATTTATGGGGGGAAACGGAAGGCGGTAAGACAGTCTCTCTGATGGTAGCTGCTTCAGTTTGGGCGAATCCGGACGAAAGCAGATATATCGGAGATTTTAAAACAACGGATGTTGCGTTGGAAGCAAAGGCAGATATGCTCAATCATTTACCGATGTTTTTAGACGATACAAGTAAGACTTCCGCAAGAATCCGAGATAATTTTGAGGGAATTGTTTACGACCTATGTTCCGGAAAAGGAAAGAGTCGCTCTAACAAGGATCTTGGAATTAATCGAGAGAACCGATGGAGAAATGTCATGATTTGCAATGGTGAGCGACCTTTAAGCAGCTATGTCAATCAGGGAGGTGCAATCAACAGGATTCTTGAGGTAGAGTGTGGCGAAAAAGTATATGAAAATCCACAGAGAACGGCTGACATTGTAAAGAAAAATTATGGGTTTGCAGGCAAGAGATTTATTGAGATTATCAGGAATCTTGGAGTGGATCACATTCGAGAAATACAAGCAGAGTTTCAAAAGAAGCTGTTTGATACCGGTAAAATGCAGAAACAAAGCCTGTCACTTGCAATTGTCCTTACGGCGGATAAAATCGCCACAGAATACATTTTTGAGGACGGACAATACATTTCCATAGAAGATGCAAAAAAGGTTCTAATAGACCGAAATGAGCTGTCTGACAATGAGCGGTGCTACCATTTCATACAAGATAAAGTTGCAATGAACAACCAGCGCTTTGACACTGTGACAAATTGTGAGAAATGGGGAGTGATAGATAATGGGTATGCTATTTTTTACAACTCCGCATTCGACCAAATATGCAGGGATGGTGGATTTTCAAAAAAATCGTTCTTGTCATGGGCAGATAAGAAATGCCTGATTCAGACACAGGGAGGACAGCAGACGAAGGTTAAAAAAATCAATGGAACGGCTGCGAGATGCGTGTGGCTGAAGATAGATGAAAGCATGGATAATGACGGATTTAAGCCTGTTGACGAGGGACAGGAAGAGTTGCCGTTTAAGTAAGCGGTTACAAGTTACACGAGTTACACGGCTTTTTTACACTATATATTAGAGAAAAAGTGTGAATGAAATCCATACACCGAGGGTGTTCTATATAGGAAAAGTGCTTGTAACTTTGTAACCGAGATGCGAAAACGCTTACAAACGCAGTAAATACAAGGGATTCAACGGATACAAAAAAATGTAACTAGAATAAGATTTTTGTATCTTCTGTAACGAAAGGTGGATGAATGTGAATATAGAAGAGTTAGATGAGCGTGTGAAAACACTATACAATGCGTGTTGGAAATCATTTAGACAATACACAAATGATTATGATATCGAGGCTTACGCGGAAAGATGCCAGCAATTACTTGTGCAAAATAAAGACAGTATATTAATGAGCAGTGTGTGCGAGGGCATTAATTGGGAACTGGCGAAAGTAGTAAATGCAATGCATGAAAAGCATCAGGAGAGGATAGGAAGAAATGCTTAGTACAAGAGCGATAATGAACCATTTCGATACTCTGAAAGCCTATGAAATATTTGCTTTGGAATGGGCGGAAGCGTGTTGCATTGTGAATAAGAATAGCAGGAATAAAGCAGAAAAGGAACGGTTTGAAAAGGCTGTGAGGATTCGTGAAAGCGTCAGATGTGAAATTTGAGTTTTAGGAGGAGTGAATGCATGGCGAAACAAAATAAAGAATTTGAGTGGAGAATGCAAGGAATGCTATTTGCACATAAAATCGTAAAAGAAAAAGGTCTGGATGAACTGACAAAAGAGATCAAGACGAGAAACATGTTAAAACTTGATATTTGGGCTGATAAGGGAGAAGTAGAAGTGTTCCAAAAGCAGTTATCCCAAAACCTATATACGAATATGCTTGCGACAGTTATGTACACCATCCACAATATGCTCGGATTTGGAGAGACAAGACTTAAAAGATTAAAAGAGGAATTCGATAGGAACGTGAAAAATACATTTGACCTTGATTGGCTTGGTGAGCGTTATGTCCGACTAGAGGATTATGCAATTGAGTTAAACAAGAGGTATAACCTCGGTATTGACGTTGCGAGAATTGCAGCGTGTCAGGATTTGGCAGATGAAGCTGATGCACGATACAGAAAACTGAATACAGATATAGCTCTGCGAGAACTGGAAAACAATGGATTTCGAGATGCAGCGGATTTTCTGAGAAGTAAAATCAGTGATATTGGGAGGATTGAACATGGAGAGATTAACAGAATGGATACAAGAAGAACACAGAGCAATCCCGAGAATGGATTTACGGAGTAATGGGTATGAAAAATGCGCTACAAGACTTGCAGAATACGAAGACATCGAGTTAACTCCAGAGCAAGTACAGGAGCTAGCAGAACGTGATACGGCGAAGAGGCTGAATGAAATTTGCGGAGCATTTGGAGAAAAATATGAATGCCCGAACTGTGGAAGTTCGCTGATGGATATTGATGCGCTTGCTGGACATTGCAAATGGTGTGGGCAACGAGTGGAGGTGTAGAGATGCGAGAAATACTTTTTAAAGCAAAGAGAAAAGATAATGGCAAATGGGTGGAAGGGTATTATTGCAAAACAACAATCGGCAATGATGTAAGACCTAGTGATTTGATTTTTGTTCCATTCAAAGTAAGCAGAAATGAAGAATGGGGATGGATGAAAGTAGATTTCGATACCATCTGCCAGTACACAGGACTTACCGACAAGAACGGTAAGAAGATTTGGGAGAATGATATTATAAGCATTAATGCATACTCTTACGATGAGCCGGAAGACGATTATTTTGGAGTCGTAAAGTATTGTGAAAAAGATGCTTGTTGGGTTTTAAAGAATAATGAGAGGTTTGATGAGATTATATGTGAGTGCTTTGGGAGTTATACAACACAGATGATTAATCATGGCAATATTTTCGATGATCCGGAGCTGTTGGAGGTGGAGTGATGAAAATAGTATATATAGTTATTTGCCCTTGCAACAACAATGACGAATGCTATCACATAGATTCGGTATGGACATCAGAACGGAAAGCTCAAAAAAGGTGCGAGCATCTAAACAAAAACGCAAAAGAAAATTTGGAAGAGTATGGCTTTGGATTTTTCTGCGTCGAATGTAAATGGATATCAAAATGAGCAGATTTATGACAGTAGAGTAGGAGGTGGAGTGATGGTTTTATTTTGTCCAGATTTAACATGCAAAGAAGAAGTAAAAGCAATGGTAATAGGAACTTGAGATTTTACAAGACCAGTATTACACGCTTGCTTGAAATCTAAGTGTGTAGCGTATAAAGATGGAAGATGTGTGAAATACGATAATGAAGTGGAGAAGGGGGTGGAATAAATGGCGAAGTATAGAAAGAAACCAGTGGTAATAGAGGCGTACCATCTTAAAGATTTGAGCTATAAAACAGTAAAAGAATGTCTTGGATTTATGGGACAGCAAGTAAAAACATATAGAGGGATCGGAATAGAACAGCCTTTTGATAAGTATATGCAAATCGTATGGAAAAACAATGGCGTTAAAATCGAAACACTCGAAGGAACAATGATTGCAAAGGCTGGAGATTATATTATTCGTGGTGTAAACGGAGAATTATATCCGTGCAAGCCGGATATTTTCGAGAAAACATATGAGGAGGTGGAGTGATGGAAAACTCAGATTGCGATTTCGTAGAAACAACAGAGCGTGGTAATTATTGTTGCTTGAAACACTGTGCTTGCACAGTGGAAAAATGCGAAGTTTTAAAATATGGACTCGGGAAAGAAGATTTAGAAATAGCAGCAGAAGATATGATGTTATTGAAAGCAAATATGAACAGGTAGGAGATTATTATGAACGTACTAGAGAAGATTTTGGAAGAGATAGAAAATCATGCAATAGAGTTTGAATCATTTGGAATGTGCGATGATTATGTAAGTGTTGGTTGGATAAAAGAAATCATCCGTTCCCACATGTTAGAAAATGATGATTGGGTTCCGGTAGAAGAGAGATTGCCGGATAAAGGAATTTATGTGATGTGCTGTTTTGATGATGGAGCAGTAGATGTATTGTGGCAAAATTGGAAAGAAGATAAGTCGTTATTATTCTATGCAGATATCGATGGCGAAATTCGCAAAGCAATAGCATGGCAACCGGTTCCGGAACCGTACAAGCCAAAGAAAGACAACTCAGCAACAGAACATATTATGAGCAGATTTATGACAGTAGAGTAGGAAATTTTAGAAAGGAGACCGAATCCCCGGCCGGGAAAGACATGTCGGATTCCTTGAAAGAAAAATGAAAGAATGTAAGAGAACAAAGAAATTAAAATGTGAAATTTACAGAGATTCCATGCAGAACTATAAAAAATATGCGATTCCACCAGCACAGCTAATTATTGCAGATGTTCCGTACAATGTTGGGACAAATTTCTACGGAAGTAATCCGATGTGGTATAACGGCGGTGATAACAAGAATGGAGAGAGTAAGCTGGCTGGAAAAGCAGCATTTAACTCAGACTACAATTTTAACTTGTATGAGTATTTCCATTTCTGTAGCAAGATGCTAAAGAAAGATGATAAGAAACCGGTAAAACGCGGTAGGAGCAGCGATTCGCCATGCATGGTGATTTTCTGTAGCTTTGAGCAAATACAAACATTGATTAACGCAGCGAAGAAACATGGTTTTGTGAATTACATACCATTAGTATTTTGCAAGAATTACAGTCCGCAAGTTCTGAAAGCAAATATGAGAGTCGTAGGTGCCACAGAATACGCTCTTGTGTTTTATCGTGACAGACTTCCGAAATTTAGAAATGGAGTTCAAACAGATGAGAACGGGAAGACAATTCGAGGAACTGGGAAAATGGTGTTCAATTGGTTCAACTGGGAGAAAGACGGAAAAGATATTCCTAAAATTCATCCAGCACAAAAACCGGTAAAAGTTCTGAAAAAGATTATTGAAATATTTACAGACCCGGGAGACGTAGTGATTGACCCATGTTGTGGAAGTGGATCCACTTTAAGAGCGGCGGCGGAACAAGGGCGTAGTGCTTTTGGATTCGAGATTGATAGAAACTTTTATACAAGAGCAAAAGAAGAAATGCTTGTATTTGAAAAAGACGAACAGATGAGCATAGAAGATTTTATTTAGGAGGATGTTATGCAGAAAGAATTTACAAAAGCAGATTTAAAGAGTGGAATGGTTGTTGAGTATAGAGACGGGAAAAGAAGATTAGTATTAAATAATCGTCTTGTCGGTAAAGACGGATATTACGAATTGAATATGTATACGGAAGATATGAAAGATAAAGAGTGTTCTGAAAGAGATATTATGAGAGTATTTAAAATTGTTATTATTACTACTTTAAATAGAATATTCCATATCGAAAATCTCGAACTAATTTGGGAGCGCGAAGAAGTAAAACGTATGACCGTAGAAGAAATGCGACAGAAGTTAGAAGAACTTACGGGCGAGAAGATTGAATATGAGCCGAGTAAAGTAGAAATGATTGGAATGTGTTATGAGTTTTGTAAAACACAAAATTGCTCAGATTGTGTTTTGAGTCACTATGGAGGTTGCTGTTTTAAAAATTATCCTGACGAAAAACTTAAACAATGCTATGAAAAGGTGATGGAAGATGGACAAAAAGAAAGTTAGAGAAGCGATATGTTGCATTAAATCATTTACGGACGATACAGTGTGTGAAGAATGCGATAACTATGATAGATGTGATCGTACAATGGTTATAGATAATACTAGAACAGCAATCGAAGCATTAGAAAAGCAGTTGCCGAAGAAACCAATTATTAAAACAGAAAAAGAAGTTCCTCATACTCATAATTTAGGAAGATTACTTCGTTTCCATTGTCCAAATTGCGGAAAATTTATTGTTGCGATATATGAATCAGATACTGATCGAGGTGGTGGAATCTCAAACTCTTTAAAAGGGTGTTCCACTTGTTTACAAGCTATTGATTTTTCGAAATATTACACCAAGAGAGATGTTGGAAATAATAAGTTGAATGAAGACATAGAATGGAGCAATTAAATAGAAGTTGAGTAATTGAGTTGTTAGTTGATTTAAGTTGTTCAATTGAAATTTAAGTTGTTATTTGAGTTCCAGCGAGTTTTTCGAGTTAATTCGTAGGTGCTCGGAAAGGTAGAAGAAGGAAATGGAAAAACTAAAGAAATGCCCGTTTTGTGGTGGAGAAGCTGAAATAGTTACAGAAAGTAATCATGCATCATTTATTAGATGTAAACGAAGATGTTGCAGGACATATGTTTTTATAAGTCCTAAAGTTGCAATCGAAGCATGGAATAGGAGAGTGGAAGAATGAACAGAGAAATACTTTTTAAAGCAAAGAGAAAAGATAATGGTGAATGGGTGGAAGGGAATCTTATTACGAATGAAAGAAACGAAAATCAAAAATACATTGGATATATATTTGATGAACGCAATGGAGTGATTGAAGATTATGATCTTGTAGAAGTTATCCCAGACACCATCTGCCAGTACACCGGACTTGAGGATAAGAACGGCAATAAGATTTGGGAGAATGATATTGCACATATCAGAAGTAGCGGACTTTCAGGATATGGAGTAATTAAATATGAAAATGGAAATCTCGTGCTTGTAGATGTAAAACGAAAACGTACATACAGTATGTATGGCGAATGGAAGATAAGAAAAGACGGAAACATTTTTGATAATCCAGATTTGTTGGAGGTGAAGCAATGAACGTACTAGAGAAGATTTTGGAAGAGATAAAAGAAGTCGAGAAAAAGTTTGTAGTTGGACATGAAGTGTTATTTGCTTTAGGTGCTACTGGAATAGCAACTGAAATTGAAGAAATCATCCGTTCGCACATGAACGATGAAGACAATAACGGTTGGATTCCAGTCGAAGATGGATTGCCAGAAGAAGGAGAAGAAGTGGAAGTAACTATCGAGGAGATGGCTGATAGTGCTGGTGGAATGAGATATTATACAAAAACAGCATGGGTGCAGGAGGAGCGTTGGGTTATAAAACGCAATCCTTGCAATCCGAGAGTAATAGCCTGGCGTTCACTTCCGGAACCATACAAGCCTAAGAAACTACAAACAGAGGAGAAGTCGGTACAATGACCGGCTAATTATGAAAAAGAAAATCTATATAAAAAACTAAATGCCTTTGTTTGATTATTACTATACACAGGATTTGTGATGATATTGTGATTGAAAATCATAGATTTTGTGAACGAAGTTTTAAAGATTTGTGAAAGAGGAGTAGATATGAAGAGAATATTAGATGTTTGCTGTGGCAGTAGGATGTTTTACTTCGACAAAGAGAATTCAGATGTAATATTTGCGGATTGCAGAGAAGTAGAAACAACCCTATGTGATGGCCGTACACTTTTAATTAAGCCGGATGTAAAGATGGATTTCCGAAATATGCCATACATGGATAATGCATTTAAGGTTGTAGTGTTTGACCCGCCACATCTAAAGAATGCAGGAACAGGCTCATGGCTAGCACAGAAATACGGAGTGTTGCCAAAAGATTGGCCAACGTACTTAAAACAAGGTTTTGATGAATGCATGAGGGTACTGGAACCAAATGGATTACTTGTGTTTAAGTGGAATGAAGAACAGATTAAATTAGCGGATGTGTTAAAGGTGTTTGGAGCGCAGCCACTTCTCGGAGACAAGCGAGGAAAGACAAGGTGGATAGTTTTTATTAAATAGCTATAGAGGACAGCGGAGCACGGTCTTAAGTGCCGTTGCCCCGACCTCACAGTATTATAGGCTCCTCTACTATATATACACGCGAACTTGAAAAATCTAACGCTATTTTTAAAAAAATATAAAATTTGAAGGGAAGTGATAATTTGAGCTATGGAAGAACAAGGAAACAAGCGAAGCTGGATGAAGAAAAGACCTTTGATGATATTATAAAGCAAGGACCATCGGAGAGTGCAAAACGTCAGATGCAGCACGAAGCATATCATGCATATGGACAGAAGAAGAAAGCTGTAACAGAGTATGCCAGCGTGGCAGAATTTTACGAGGCAAGACTTAAGGGAGGTGGCGCAGATGGGAAATGTAAGACCGATAAACGAGAAGAAATACGATATAAGCAAACATAGATTCCTAGAGTTGTACCACTTTTGTATGCAATACAACGAATGGAAAGATGAACTTAAATATAAAACAGACACGGTGAAAAGTATCAAAGTAACAGACATGCCGACAAGTCATGGAAATGGAGATGCGACAGCAAGCTTGGCAATGCGGAGAGCAGAACTGCAAAAGAAATGTGAACTGATAGAACAAACGGCAATCGAAGCTGATCCGGATATATATCAATACATAATCAAAGGTGTTACGACAGATTATGCAACATACAAATACTTGAGTCAGGTACTCGATATGCCATGCGGGAAAGACATGTACTACAACAGAAGGAGAAAGTTTTATTGGCTACTGTCAAACAAAATTTAAAAAGAACCGTACTCAGGGGACAACTTTCTGTGGTATTATGATATCATCGAAAAGAAAACAGATAAGAGGTTAGAAATGGCAGCAGTCAGCAGTCTGTTGTCATTTTTATTAATTTGATTTGGCAGGATAGAGTAATGGTAATTCGCTAGGCTCCTTACCTAGAAATGTTGGTTCGATTCCTTCTCCTGCAATTAAAGAGGTGAAAAGGTGAAAATGCGATATACGAATTTGAGAAATAATGAAAATCTTGAAAAATGTTTATTTCAAGGATGTGGGCAATACGACGTTCCAATTCTTTATCCAGAGACATATAAAGGACAACACGACTTCGTGTCATTCAACTACGGAAAATCCTTAAAAAATAGACAGGGGAAGGTATGCCACTTCTTTATAGACGACTATCAGTTTATAAGATTGTGGTCAAATATTGATACATACATATCTATGTTTCAAGAGTTTGATTATGTTCTTACACCGGATTTTAGCTTGTACCTTGATTATCCGAAAGCAATTCAGATATATAACCATTATCGCAAACATTGGGTCGGTGCTTATATGCAGATGATGGGATGCAAGGCAATCCCAACGATTGCATGGAGCGACAAAGAGTCTTTCGATTGGTGTTTTGACGGAGAACCGGAAGGTGGGACAGTGGCTGTATCAAGCGTCGGGTGCATGAAGAATAAAGAAAGCAAACAGCTATTTATTGATGGGTATACGGAGATGGCTAAAAGATTACAACCGGAGACCATTATTTTTTACGGGAATATTCCTGAAGAATGTATGGGAAACATTATCCATGTAAAGGCATTTACTGATAAATTTAAGGAGGCGAAGTGTAATGGGTGGTAGAGGAAGCAGAAGTGGCGGTTTAGGAGGAGTATCTACAATCGACAGAAATGCAAAGGAAAGAATAATAGAAACTACGTATAAAGAACAAAGAGGATGGTCTAGCGGCTATCATAAGGACGAAATATTAGAGGCTGTAGACAAAGGAAATGGATCGCTTGAATTTAGGTATGCAACTCCTGAAAAAAAGGAAAAAACGGCAAAAACAAATAAAACTCAATATTTGACGTATAGATTAAAAGCTGGCGCAGAAAACGGGGAAACATTTGGAATTAATTGGAAAAACGTCAATTCTATTTCGGGGCAAACATATGGTCTGAGGACAGAAGCAAAAGAAAGAGGATTTAAATGGGATGGAAATACAAAGAGTTGGGTTAGGAGGTGATAGGTAATATGTTAAAGTCTTGTAGCTATTGCGGAAGAATTCATGATAGCAAATATGTGTGCGAACAGAAAGAACAGAAGATTAGAGAGAGACAGTCAATGCGCTCTGCTAAGAACAAGAAAGTGTATGACTTTCACAGATCACATAAGTGGAAGAATAAGAGTGTGACAATTAGAGAAAGAGATAACTATTGCTGTCAAGTATGTGCGAGAGGATTGCACGATCCTGATAGACAATTCGAGACGGACAACATATCAGTACACCACATAGTTCCTATTGCAGAGGATTGGGAGAGTAGATTGGATGATACTAATCTTGTTTCTTTATGTGCAAAACACCATGAAATGGCAGAGGCGGGACGTATTAACAGAAATATTTTATTAAGTATTGCGATGGAACAGGAAAAAAAGAACGAGTGTCCAGTGTGTGGATGATGCCCCCCCCCGGAAGCTGTACCTTACTCTGCTAAAGCGTTTCACGACCGACGCCCCACCATGATTTATAATTTATTCCCAAAATGAGAAAGGAAAGGAGGAATTTATATGGCTAGACCATCAAAGCCAGCAAGCGTAATCAAATTGGAAGGCAAATCGCATAGAACAAAAAAAGAATTACGGAACAGGGAGCAAGCGGAAAATTCTCTCCTTTCCGGAATGAAATTAAAAGAGTCGGAAGAAGTGAAAAATAATCCGAAAGCACATCAGGAATTTTTGAGGGTCAAAAAATTATTATCCGGAATCGATAAGAGCGATGACCTATACGGAAGTGTAATCAACAGGTACTGCTTAACGCTTGCGGAGTGTGCGGATTTCGAAAAGAAAAGAGAACATGCACAAGAATTGATGGATAAGTTAGAAATGCGTTCCGATGAAATGGAGTTTGTCGAGTTTCTGGAATTACAAGACGGACTTGCAAAACAGCTTATATCCTACGATAAGCAAATACAGGCAAAAAGAAAGATGCTATTTGACATTGAAAAAGAAAACGTCATGACGATTGCATCTGCTCTACGGAGCATTCCAAAAACACCAGAAAAGAAAAACAATGCATTGAAAGAGGCATTAAGTGGTTAAGGATGGAAAGGCTTACGCTTATGCCAAATGGTGTGTCGAGGAAAACGTAGGATATGCACCGATATATGTTAAAAAGCAATGTAAGAGTTGGCTACAGATAGCAGATGGGAACGATGAAGATGCTTTTGTTGATGAGAAATCCTATGAAAAGATATGTAAGTTGTTAAAACTTATGGTACATCCAGATTTGAGATGTTCGATATACGATGGATTGGAAGATTACGCATGGCTTTTCATAGCGGCTACGCTTTGCACAAAAGTAAAAAACACAGAACAGGATATTCGATTCTACACAACAGCAGTACTGGAAATCGCACGAAAGAATTTTAAAACTTTCAACAGTGCGATTATTTTTATACTTTTAATGCTGACAGAACCGGATTTTTCTCGTTTCTTCTCTGTCGCACCGGACTTGGCACTTTCTTCCGAACTGAAACTTGCGATTCGGAAAATTATAAAGGTAAGCCCGGCGCTGTATGACGAAGATGAGCCAGCGTTTAAGATTTTGCGAAGTCAAATTATTTGCCTGTTGAATGACAATGAATATACTCCGTTGGCATATTCCAATGATGGAATGGATGGAAAGATGGCTCATGCTTTCCTGGCAGATGAATGCGGAGCAATGGATGAATACCCAATTGAAGCCATGCGGTCATCACAGATTACATTGTTTAATAAGCTAGGTATCATCATAAGCACGCAATATCCCAATGATGATAACGCCATGATTGACGAGATTGACATTGCGAAAAAGACGCTGGATGGTTTGTTAGATGATAGAAGAACGTTCGCCCTGCTTTATGAGCCGAATGAAGAACTAAAAATCGGGGACGAATGGCAGACAAATGACTTGTGCATATACCAAAGCAATCCGGTTGCTTATGCCCACAAATACATTTTCGATGAAATTGTGAAGAAGAGAGCAATTGCGGTACTGTACGAAAATAAGAGAGAAAACTACTTGTGTAAGCATAACAACATCCTCTACAAAGGATTGGGTGTTGAGGGATACATTGACATCCAAAAGGTAAAGCTGTGTAGGATTGAGACCGACAAAGAGTTTTGGAAAGGAAAGAAAGTATGGTTTGGCTTGGACTTGTCGCAGACGGATGACAATACGGCTCTTGCAATGGTGACAATTGTTGACGGAATCGTATATGCAAAAGTATTCGGATTTGTTCCGACAGACAAAGTAGGGTTCAAGAGTAAAAAAGAGCATGTGGACTACAAGCGTTTGATTGCGAATGGAGATTGCTTCTCTTGTGGAAATGAAGTCATTGATTACATATTCGTTAAGAACAAGATCGTAGAAATTGAAAGCAAATACGGAGTAGAAACACAGCAGATTGGATATGACAAATGGAATGCATTGGCTACTGTGCAAGAGTTGGAAGAAGATGGATATGAGTGCGTTGAAATTAAACAGCATAGTTCTGTATTGCATCAGCCGACAAAATGGTTGAGGGAACTGATTCTTGAACAGCAATTCCATTACATGTCAAACAGAATGTTGGAAATCAACTTTCAAAATGCAAGGTGTACGGAAGACACCAATAGAAATAAGTATGTGAACAAGAAAAAATCAGAGGGAAAAGTCGACATGGTAGTAAGTCTGATTAATGCAATGTACTTATTGCAACAGTACGTCATGTATGGCTCGGATGATTTTGTTGTTCAGGTAGGATAGGAGGATATTGTGTTTATTAAAATGAAAAAAGTTTTACCTCAAGAAGACTTGGAAAGAATGAGATACGCTTTAAAAAAAGATGAAGCTATAATAACGACTCCGCATGTTGTGATTAGTAATATCGATCCAGCATTGATGGAAATTATTGAAAGCAGGAAAGAGGATATTTACAGTATAGATATATCCAAAGACGGAGATTTTCAAATTTATTTCGGAAGGAGCAATCAGTAAGGAAATTTTTCAAACGTAAGGAAAGGGCAGAACCACAAAGCATGATTGATGAATCAGCGATTGCAGAACCGTTGCTAAAAGCACTTCTCGGAAATGATGAAATGACAAGAGAAAAAGCAATGCAGATTCCTGCACTTGCAGGAGCGGTCAATGAAATTGCGAAAACAGTGGCAAATGTACCGATTAAGCTGTACAAGCGTGGGGAGAAGCGCGTCGAAGAAGTAAAAGATGATTGGAGGGTTCATCTTCTGAATGAAGATACCGGAGATACATTAGATGCTAATATGATGAAACAAGCACTTGTAAAAGATTACTTGCTGGACGGGGAAGGAAACATTTATGTGGACTGGGAAGGAAATGAAATCAGGTCACTACGATATGTCCAGTCAAACCATGTTTCCTATGCATCGAATACAGATGTGATTTTTAAAGAATATGTAGTGCTTGTGCAGGGAAAACGATATTTCCCGGAACAGTTTGCCAGAGTTCTTCGAGGAACCCGTGACGGGATGCGCGGTGTAGGAATCGTTGAAGAAAATAGCAAGATTCTGAGTGTGTCTTACAATTCACTGAAATATGAGGAAGGACTTGTAAAAACCGGTGGAAATAAGAAAGGCTTTGTAAAATCTGCAAAGAACTTAACGCAAGAAGCTATTGATAAATTAAAAGCGGCATGGAGAAAACTATACAGCAATAATACGGAAAATGTGATTATTTTAAACAATGGGTTGGAGTTCCAGGAAGCTTCCAACACTTCTGTGGAGATGCAGTTGAATGAAAATAAGCAGACAAATGCAAAAGAACTTCGAACAATTCTTGGAGTTCCAGATGATGTAGGCACAGAAAATGGAGATAAAGCATTTATCAAATATTGTGTAAATATGTTTCTTGGCGCCTTCATGGTTGCTTTGAATAAATCCATGTTACTGGAAAGCGAAAAAGAAGAGTATTTCTTTGCAGCAGATACTTACGAACTAACAAAAGGTGATGCTGATAAGCGGTTTGGAGCATACAAAGAAGCGATTGAAACAGGTTGGATGCAGGTGGATGAAGTCCGTGAGAAAGAAAACATGGAACCGCTTGGATTAGAGTTTATCAAATTAGGCCTGCAAGATGTCTTGTATGACCCAAAAACAAAAGTAGTTTACACACCTAATACAAATCAGTCTAACAAGCTAGGAGGTGAGAAAGAAGGGCAAGAATTGAAATTAGAGCAGACGGAGACAGAGAAAAAGTCATTATTGATGGGTACGTCAACGTAGCAGACAGAGACAGTCGACCAATCCCAGACAGAAAGGGAGGATACTTCATTGAGCGAATAGCTCCGGGAGTATTCCAGCGTGCGATTACAAAAACTGATGAAGTTAAAATTTTGCTAAATCACAAGTGGGACAAGGTTCTTGGTGGAACCAAATCTAATTTAACACTCAGAGAGGATGTTGTTGGGTTAAGAGCGCACGCCGAGATTGACGACACAGAGGTGGTGCAGAAAGCGAAAGAAAAAAGGCTGAGAGGTTGGTCTTTTGGGTTCACAAGTCCAACAGAGGAGCGTGCAGACAGAAACGGGATGCCGATTCGCACCATTACGGATTTGGTGCTGAAAGAAGTATCTTTGATTGATGATACTATGAGACCGTGGTATCCATCCACTACGGTGGAAACAAGAGCCGGAGAGAATGGAGAGGAAACCTTCGAAATCCGAGCAGAAGAATTTGAAGCTGACTATGTTGGTTTTGAAGATAAACCGGAAAAACCGGACAACAGTAAACTTGAAAATATGATTAAAAAATATGGAGGAAATGTCTAAGGAAGAAGAAAAATATTAAGGTATTAAACGAAAAAAGAGCAGAGCTTGTGCAGGAGCTTGAACTGATGCACGCTACACTGGAAGCGGAAGAGAGAGCAATTACAGAGGAAGAGGAGAAAAGAGCAGAGGAAATTTCTTCTGAGATTGACAGAATCGACAAGACCATTGAGATTCTGAATAGAATGGCAGATAAGATGGTTGAAAGAGCTGAGGAAGAGGAAGAAGAAACAGAGGAAAGAGCAGAAGAAGTAGAGTTTGCCGATTTCCTGCGTGGAGTTGTAACAGAAAATCGTGCAGAAAATCTTACGTTTGGTGATAACGGAGCGGTTGTGCCAAAGACAATTGCAAATAAAATCATCAAAAAAGTGTACGATATCTGTCCGATTCTCGAGAAGGCAACGAAATACAATGTGAAAGGAACTCTCTCCATTCCGTTCTATCCACTGACAGACACAGAAGATATCACAGTTGGTTTTCATGACGAATTTACAGAGCTTGAATCAAGCACAGGAAAATTCAGTTCAATTGATTTGACTGGATACCTGGTAGGGGCACTTACACTCATATCTAAATCACTTATGAACAATTCACAGTTTGATATTGTATCATTCGTGATTGACCATATGGCTTACAAAATCGCGCGATTCGTTGAAGAAAAACTTTTAAAGGGAGAATCTTCAAAAGTTGACGGACTTAGCAAAGTAAAAAATGTTGTTACTGCAAAAGCAAATAGTGCAATTACAGCAGATGAATTGATTGATTTACAGGGAACAGTAAAGGATGCCTTCCAGCAGAATGCAGTATGGATTATGTCCTCTAAAACAAGAACAGCACTTCGCAAATTAAAAGACCAGAACGGAAGATATTTATTGCAGGATGATACAACATCTGCTTTTGGCAATATGCTTCTTGGAAAACCGGTATACATTTCTGACAATATGGATGATATCGGGGCGAGCAAGACAACAATCTACTACGGAGATATGTCTGGACTTGCTGTTAAAGTAACAGAGGAAATGGAAGTACAGGTGCTCCGTGAGAAATATGCTACCCAGCACGCTGTTGGAGTTGTAGCTTGGATGGAATTTGATGCCAAGATTGAAAATGAGCAGAAGATTGCTGCTCTTAAGATGGGAGAATAAAAATGAAATACGAGGCAACAGACTCTTTTGTCGGCGAAATTTGCATGATGAAAGGAGAAGTGAGGGAACTAAGAAGTTCCCTTGCAAAACCTTTAGTAGAGTGCGGATATTTAAAGCCGATAAGAAAGGCGGTGGAAAATGAAAGTAAGCGAAATAACACAGGACGTAATTCTAAATCATCTTAGAGAAGAAGAGAGTAATTTAGAATTTGAAGACATCAGCCTCATAAAAGTGATGAAAAAAGCGTCTATAGAGTTTTGCAAATCGCAAACAAACCTTTCTGAAGAACAACTCGATCGACACGAAGATATTACTATCGCTGTGCTAACTCTTATATCCGATATGTGGGATAATCGAAGCATGACCGTACAAAGAAGCAACACTAATATGGTTGTAGATACGATTCTTGGTATGCACAGAATGAACCTTGTACCAACACCGAATTCGGAGGTGATCTGATGGATTCAGGAGCATTTACACAAAGAGTAACATTCGAGAAATTGACGCAAGGTTATGATGATATCGGAAACCCAATTGAAGAGTGGAAACCATTCAAACGCGCTTATGCATATATGAACGGTTTGTCTGGGAAAGAGTATTGGGAAGCGGCTGTTTTAAATGCAGAAAATACAGTTGATTTTGTGTGCCGATGGAAGAAATTCTTTGATTTAATGGATACGAGGAATTATCGTATTGTTTGGAAAGGAAAGAAATTCAATATCAAAACAATTGACAACGTACAATTCCGAAATGATATCGTGAAGATAAGGGCGGTGTGTTCCGATGAATAAAGTAAGTATCGACGGTTTGGCAGAAGCTGTCATGAAAGAACTTAAGGATTTTAATAATTTGGCAGAAGAAGAGTTCGAGCAAATCGCAAAAGAAGTAGCGAAAGATGGTGCTAAGAAGCTGAAAGCTACATCTCCGAGAGGAAGAGGAAGCAGAAAAGGACATTATGCAGACGGATGGGGCGTAACCTATCAGAGGAAACGAAATGGAAAGTTTGAGTTTGTCGTTCACAACAAAAAGAAGCCGGGGCTGACACACTTGTTGGAAAATGGACATCAGTCGAACAGAGGTGGAAGAGTAAAAGGTATTGCGCACATTAAGCCGGTAGAAGAGTGGTGCAATGAAGAATTTGAAAAACGAACAGAGGAGAGATTGGGAAGATGATGCTAACAGAATTAGTAAAGGGTCTAAAAAATCTCGGGTTCCAAGTAGCATACAGCCATTTTGCAGAAGGGCACGTTCCGAAATGTCCGTACATCGTCTTGCAAGGTATGGGAAGTGACAACTTCTCCGCTGACGGAATTGTGTATCATGAAATCGAAGATATAAACATTGAACTGTACTGTGACAAAAAAGACCCAATTACAGAGAAAAAGATTGCTGATTTTTTGACAGCAAACAAAATTTATTACGAAAAACAAGAAACTTATATTGAATCAGAAAAAATGATTCTAGTGATTTTTGAAATATAGGAGGTATTTTAAGGAGTAAAGTAAAATTTAACATTAGCAATGTACACATTGCATTAAAACAGGAAGGTGAAGCTTATGACACACCGTTTGAACTTCCGGGAGCTGTGTCAATTTCACTCGAACAGCAAGGAGAATTAACTCCGTTCTACGCAGATGGGATTAAATACTATGTAGCTGCATCAAATGGTGGATATGAAGGTGATTTGGAAATGGCGTTGATCACTGACGAATTCCGCGAAAAAATATTAGGAGAAGCAAAAGATAAAAACGGAATACTGATTGAAAATTCCAATGTCGAAGCAAAAGAGTTCGCACTTGGACTACAGATTGACGGAGATACAGAACCTACACTTTTTTGGTTCTACAATTGTACGGTCACAAGACCAAATCTTGAAGCCAAGACTACATCGGATTCTAAAGAGCCTGATACAGATACTGTGACTCTTTCTTGTGCAGCATCTGCAGATGGAACGGTTAGAGCCAAAACAACAAAAGAAAGTTATGCGAAAGTAAAAGATAAATGGTTTACAAAAGTGTATGAAAAAGATGACGAATTAGCATAGGAGTGGACAAGATGAGAAAGACACTTACAATTAGTGGGATTGAATGCAACTTCAAAAGTTCTGCAGCAATCCCAAGGATGTATCGCTTAAAATTTGGGCGGGATATCTTTGTAGATATGCAGAAATTACAGAAACAGGTGGCATTGCAAGAAAAAATAAAAAAAGAAGCTGAAAAAGATACAGAAAGCACTCTTCCGATCGATTCCCTAGAGATGTTTGAGAACATTGCATTTTTGATGCATAAGCACGGAGATCCAAACCAGCCATCGGAAATTGACGATTGGTTAGAGCAGTTTGAAACGTTTAGCATTTACGAAATTCTTCCGGACATATTAGAAATGTGGGGGTTGGAAAACAAGCAGATGTCCACAGCAAAAAAAAAGACAGAGAAATAGATAGAGAGGTCAATACCGCACTGTTCATGCTTCGGTGTGTTCAGTGCGGTATTTCTATTTCCGATTTAGAGCTTCTCAGCATCGGAATGGTGAATGATATGTTTGTTGAGATGAAAAATGATGAATACGAGTATCCTGTAGTAGCTACACAGGAAGATATTGATAGATTATAAGGAGGTGGGTTTAGGTCAAAACGAGTTAAGGGCATCACGATTGAATTAGATGGCGATGCGACAGGGTTAGATAAAGCCTTAAAAGGTGTCGAAAGTAGTTTAAGAAGCACTCAAAGAAGTTTGCAAGATGTGAATAAACTTTTAAAATTAGACCCGTCTAACACTACATTACTTGCACAAAAACAAGAACTATTACAGCAGAAAATAAGCGAAACAAAAAACAAGTTAAATGCACTAAAAGAAGCGGACAAACAAGCGAAATTACAGCTAGAAAAAGGCGAACTTGGGAAAGACAAGTACTTTGCACTGCAAAGAGAAATTGTAGAAACAGAACAGCGGTTAAAGAATCTTAAAAAGACAGCCGGAAGTGGAAGTGCTACATTGGAAAAAGTTTCGGTAGTAAGTGGAAAAGTTGGAAAAGGCTTGAATAATGCTGGAAAAGCAATCATGCCAGCATCCGTAGCTATGGCTGGACTTGGTGCAGTGTCTGTAAATACGGCAAACGATTTTGAATCTGCAATGTCGCAAGCAGCAGGAGCACTTAATATGCCGATGTCGCAAATGGACGAGCTTAGAGACTTAGCAATTAAAACAGGACAAGATACCATTTTCTCTGCAAAAGAGGCTGGACAAGCAATTACAGAGCTTGCAAAAGGCGGTTTAACGGAAGCAGACATTAAAGGTGGGGCATTAAAAGCAACAATGGACTTGGCGGCATCGTCTGGTATGGAACTTGGCAGTGCTGCGAACGTAGTAGTGCAGGCAATGGGAGCATTTGGCTTATCTGCAAGTGAATCGGCAGAGGCAGCGAATGCTTTAGCAGGAGCGGCAGCGGCGTCATCTACAGATGTGGAACCGCTTACACAAGGTTTGTCGCAAGCATCTGCGCAAGCAAAAAATGCAGGATGGAGCATACAAGAGACAACTGCCGTATTAGGGAGGTTTGCTGATGCCGGAATAGTTGGAAGCGATGCCGGAACATCTTTAAAAACAATGTTGCAGAGATTGGCAGCACCGACAGAGAAAGCAGCTGAAATGATAGCCAATCTAGGAATTCAAACACGAGATTCAAGTGGAAATCTTCTTGGCGCATCCGACATGGCTCAAGAACTGCAAAACAAGCTTGGTGGATTATCATCTGCGCAAAGAGATGCTGCATTGCAAACAATTTTTGGATCAGATGCTACACGTGCAGCGACAATAATGATGAATAGTGGTTCTGAAGGCTTGGCATCTTATATAAAAGCCACAAACGATCAGGAAGCGGCTCAGAGACTTGCGAATTCGCAAATGGGCGAAGGTGATAAAGCAATTGAAGAAATGAAAGGATCTCTGGAAACTGCAGCAATTACAATTGGTAGCAAATTAGCACCCGTGATTACAAAGGTGGCAGAATTTATCACCGATTTAGTGAACAAATTCTCTGCCCTTCCTGGGGGAGCACAGACTGCTATTGTTGTTATAGGTGCAATTATTGCAGTGCTAGGTCCATTGCTCATTGTTATAGGGCAGATAGCAATAGGGATATCAGCCTTAACAGCTGCTTTTTCGGCTCTGTCAGTGCCTTTACTTCCGATAATCGCAATTATTGCGGCCGTGATAGCGGCTATTGTTGCTGTTGTTTTGGTTATAAAAAACTGGGGCTCAATAACGGAATGGTTTGGAAATTTGTGGTCTACTATTTGTGGGGAAATTCAAGAAATCGCATCTACAGTAGCAACATTTGTGAGTGAAAAAATATCTGCGTTAGCACAAAGCTTATCTGGGATATGGGAAAACATCAAAACGATAGCTTCCGCTGCATGGGAGATGATTAAAAATATTATTCTCGGACCAGTTCTGCTTTTGTGCGATTTAGTGACAGGAGATTTTGATCAATTAAAAACGGATGCACAAAATATTTGGGATAATATTAAAAAATACGCATCTATAGCTTGGAACGCTTTAAAAAATTTAGTTGGAAGTATAGCTAATGGACTAAAAGAAAAAGCAGTAGAAGCTTTTAAGAAAATGGTTTTTGGAATAGGAGAAAAATTAAGCAGCTTAGGAAGCACAGTGCAAAACGGCTTCCAGTCGGCAATAGATTTTATCACATCATTGCCATCAAAAGCAGTTGAGTGGGGAAAAGATTTTATACAAGGGTTAATTGACGGAATCAAGTCGATGATATCTAAAGTCACAGATGCAGTTGAAGGTGTAGCTGATAAAATCCGTTCGTTCTTGCATTTTTCGAGACCGGACGAAGGACCTCTTCGCGAATATGAAACATGGATGCCAGACTTTATGGACGGGATGGCGAAAGGGATTTATTCAAATATTCCGAAAATCGAAAGAGCAATTCGGGCGGTGTCTGGAACAATGGACTTAAGCGTTTCGAAAGAGTTTAAAACGCAAGGCATGGATTACGACAAGATGTACCAAGCTGTCAGAGCCGGTTCAAGTGGAGAAATGATAATGATGCTTAATCACAGAGTGGTTGGAAGGGTATTGAAAGAAATGGGGGTTGTGTTCGCATGATAAAGTATGTTAATTCAAAAGGCGAAGAGATCACATTGAATGAAGGAAGGATAAGGCTTAAAGATGCCGTGTTTGCTGATTACGAATGGAATTACGAGATAAAAAAAAGACGTTTTGGAGCAGTGGTAACTAGATTTACGAAAGCAGAGAAAATATACGACTTAACTTTTGCATTGAAAGGAACGGAAGTACAGAAGAGAGAAAAACTGGAAGAATTTTACAGAATTGTAGAGCGTGACGTTGTATCGAACAAACCCGGAAAACTTTATGTAAACGAAGAATATATAAATTGCTTTATTGTAGCTTCAAAAACGGCTCCACAACAATTTTATTGTGAAAAAACTGTAAAAGTTTTGTGTCCGTATCCGCTTTGGATAAAAGAAAAATTTCTGTCATATCCAATTTTTAATGGTAATGGAAGCGACATTTTTTTAAACTTCCCATTCAACTTTCCGTTCAATTTTACTAGTCAGCAAAAAGGAATTTCCACACTGGAAAATGACCACTACGCAGATTCAAATTTTAAGATGACCGTATACGGACCGGTAGTAAATCCGATTATAAACATCGGTGGATATCCTTACGAAGTGAATACGACGATTGAAGCGAATGAGTATCTGACTATAGATAGTGTGGATGGTACCGTTATAAGAACGCTGACGGACGGAACAATCGTGAATGAGTACAACAACCGTAGCTTTGAAAACAGTGTGTTCCGTCTAATTCCACCAGGAAACCACAACGTGCTTTGGAGTGGTGATTTTGGCTGGGATATCTTACTCTATCAAGAAAGGAGCGAGCCAAAATGGTAATGCTGGCAAATAAAAACAGGGAGGAAATACGTTCGGCAGATGAGCTAAAAGGAGACTTTGCAATCGGAGACGAGAACAATTTTGAAATGATTTCCTCTGTGGGCGACTGGACAGGAGATATTGATTTTGGCAGTTATCTGTACACACCGAACACGGAGTTCGGCGGAATCGTAACGGAAATTGAAAGTAGCGCCGGGCAGAATCAAATTTTTGTACGCGGAGCAACGTGGAGAGGAATACTGGCAAAGAAAATAATCGAACCGAGGAGTGGTGAGGATTACAGGACTGTATCAGGAAGAATCGAAGATGCAGTGAGGGAACTAGTCGCAGAATGTGGACTGGATTCCCTCTTTTCTGTTCCGACAACCGAGGACGAGACAGAAATTCGATTCCAATTCGACCGATACTGTACACTACTTGCTGGGTTGGAAAAGATGTTAAACAGTGTAGGATACAGACTTGATATTCGATACATTAAAACGAGATGGGATGCTTATGCAAGGCTACAACCAATGCCAGCAACAGATTTTTCCGACAAGGCAGAATTTAGTCAGGACGGAAAATTAGTCTTTACTGCACGGGACAACAGAGGCGGAATCAACCACCTTATCTGCTTAGGAAAAGGCGATCTGAAAGGCAGACTTGTAAAGCATCTGTACGTACAAAAAGACGGAAGTATTGGAGATAAGCAGTATTATACAGGACTGGAAGAACGTACAGAGATTTATGATTACAGCAGTGCAGAAGAGCCGGAGCTGACTGAAAAAGGGATGGAACGTCTTAAAGAAATCATGAATTTCAAAGAATTCAAAGTAGATATCGATGAAGATATTGAAACGGAGATGCAGATTGGCGATATTGTAGGTGGACGAGACTATATTACAGGAATTTCAGTAAAAAAGCCGATAGTTGGTAAAATACTTACAATTGAAGACGGAACGGAAAGCACAGAATACAAAATAGAAGGAGATGATTAAAATGGCAGTAGAATTGATTACTGGATTGGGCGATGGACCGCATGTAGATGCGAGCGATGTAGGTGGATTTCAAGCTGGAATTGTGGGAGAAGAGGACTATATGCTGCCAGCAGGCGAGCGAATGAAAGCTACAGTCATAAGCAATAACAAGATACGAATTGCAGAGGGCGAAGCTGTTATGCAGGGGAGACACTGGAGAGTAAAACCAAACACCTATGAGGATGTGACGATTGAGAACGGTGCACAGGGGATGAACCGGAAAGATGCTATTGTGGCTAGGTACACAAAAGAAAGTAGCAGTGGAATTGAAAAAGTGGAATTAGCAGTTTTAAAAGGCACACCAACAGCAAGCACACCAACCGCACCGGTACAGACAAAAGGGGATATTCGAGGTGGGACACTAAGACACGAGATGTTATTGTACGTAGTAAGCCTAAAAGGGTTGAATGTCGAGAGTGTAACGAAAGAATTTAACATGATCATGAGCATGTCTATGATAAATAAAAGTTTGTTAGATATGTCAGATGGCATGCCGATATTCACCGGATACAAAAACGTCTCTACATCTTACACACCTGAAGAAGATGGATTCTTCATGGTTGACTATAGAGCAACAGATTCGAGTACCAATATTGTAATTACAACCTATGATACCACTGTGGCTAATATGGTGGTAGGGTCAGGAATATCGACATTAGGGTCTAGGGTAAATTATACGATACCATGTATCAAAGGACATGCATACAGGACAGACAGATCACTTGAACGAGGAACTATTGTGTGCAGATTTATGCCATTGCATGGATAATTTTTTTAAAAATAGATGCCGTCTAAATCAAGCAGAAAGGAGAAATATATGAAATTAAAATTTAACGATGCAACAGAAATGCAAATACAATCCGCCGAAATTATCGGAGGCTTACTGCAGATTAGAGCGATCAACACAACGCCGGAAACGCTTAGACAGAAATTCCAAGACGAGTTTGCTTGCAAGAAAATCCAAGTAGTAGAGCGAGAACAGCTCATTGCGGGGTATGAGAACTACACGAAATTATTAAGAATCGAAGAGTACACAGGTGGAATCTACGGTGTAGCAATGGAAAAAGCAGGAGAAACGACAGCAGAACGTCTAGCAGAAGTAGAAACAGAAAACACAGCATTAAAAGAAGCCTTAGTAAATGCAAATACGCAGATTACAGACCTGCAAGGAGCTGTGTGTGAGCTATACGAAATGGGGGTGCAAGCATGATCTACATTGCGAAAGTGTATGCAGATTTAATCAGGAAAGAAGAAAATAGCATCGAAGACGTACCGGAGAAAATACGAGAGCAGGTAAAGGAAATCTTGGTCGATTCCGGTATGGGTGAATTGGCTGAATAGAGGTGACAAATATGGAAATCAGAGCAAGACCGTGATGGTCTTTTTATTTTGCGGTTTTTTAAAACAAAGAAAGGAAAGTGAGGTATATGAAGAAAATGGATAAGTTATTTAATTGGATTAGCATCGCATCCGGAACGGTCGGAGGATTTATTGTGTACTGGCTTGGAGGATGGGATACATTACTTAAAACGATTGTATTTCTTGCAATCGTAGACTATATTACAGGAATCATAAAGGCGGTTTACACAAAAGAGCTGTCCTCGGAAATTGGATTCAAGGGGCTGCTGAAGAAGATTGTAATGTTTATCGTAATTACAGTGGCTTTTGCAATCCAAGAGCTGCTTGGAGGGAAGGTACCGCTCCGGGAAGTTGTAATCATGTTTTACATCGCGAATGAAGCACTCAGTTTATTGGAAAATGCGGCGGTATTTATTCCGATTCCGGAAAAATTAAAAGAGGTTTTATTGCAGTTAAGAGAAAAAGATACAGAGGATTCAGAGGGCGAGTAATCGCCCTCGCACATATAATTAAAAGAAAAGGAGATTTTATTATGGCAGTAAATGTAAGACAATTATTAGTATCAGGAAGTAAATACAATATCAAATGCCCGTACCAAATGGTTGCGGATACAATCACGGTGCACAACACATACAATGACGCCACTGCTGAGAACGAAGTGAAGTACATGATCGGGAACAACAATCAGGTAAGCTTCCACATTGCGGTCGACGATAAAGAAGCAGTACAGGGTATTCCGCTCGATCGGAACGCATGGCATGCCGGAGACGGAAATGGAAGAGGAAACAGAAACTCAATTGCAGTAGAAATCTGTTATAGTAAATCCGGCGAAGACCGCTTTGTGAAAGCAGAGAGAAACGCAGCTGAATTAATTGCCGGAATGCTCAAAGAGCGTGGATGGGGAATTGATAAGGTAAAGAAACACCAAGACTGGAGCGGTAAATATTGTCCACACAGAACACTTGATATGGGATGGCAGAGATTTCTTGATATGGTGGCATCTTTTATGAATGGAGCAGAACCGCCAGCATACACAGAGGAGTCAAAACCAGCTCCGCAACCATCTGCGCCGGATAAGACAATTTTATTTACTTATGCTGTTAAACTGGAGGATGGAACAATCTTACCAGCCGTAACAAATTTAAACGATTTTGCCGGAATCCGAGGCAAGCGTATTGTAGGCATTGCGATTAAGGCAAATATCGGTCGTGTTAAATACCGAGTGCATGTACTTGGAAAAGGTTGGTTGCCGTGGGTAACTGGATATGACTGGTCAGATCATGCAAATGGATACGCCGGAAATGGACAGGTAATCGATGCAGTACAAGTATACTATGAAACACCAGCGGATTATGTTGCACATTACGGATATCAGAAAGCGCAGTATCGTGTAAGTCCGTTAAACGGAGAGTATTATTCTTGGCAGTATGATACAGAGACTGGAAACGGGCAAGACGGCTTTGCCGGATGCTTTGGTAAGGCAATGGATAGATTCCAATTGTTTTAATAACACAGCCCCATCTCTTCGGAGATGGGGCGAAAATATTGTATCATCTTACAAAATTTAATAAAACATAATAAAACGGTTTACAACACGTTTACAACAAAAATGTAGCAAAACGTAGCAAATACGTAACATTTTTTTAAGGGGTTCTTAAGGGCAGAAACATTGCAATACAAACAGAAGTGGACTATAATAAATTTTGCAAACAAAAGT